GCCGGCCAGAACGAACGGCTTGCCCTCGTCGCCTTCGGCCCAGAGCTTGATGGCTTCGGCCAACGGAAGACCGCCCTTGTAGGCAACGGGCTCGCCGTCATCGTCCTTCAGTTCGACGCCTTCGCGCAGCAGGGCGGCGGCGGCGCGCTTCAGTTCAGGCTTCACGCGAGCCTCGTCCAAAGCCGCGGACAGGCCGTTGTCGATGACCAGCTTCTCGACCTGACGTTCGGCCTTCTCGGCGCGGTCGGTGGCGGCTTTCAGCTCGCGGCCGTGCTTGGTCTCGAGTTGGGTGCGGACGGCTTCGACGTCGCCGCTGGCCTTCGCCTTGTCAGCCTCGGCTTGTTCCTTTTCGGCCTCGATGGCGTCCAGGCGCTCCTTCATCTCCCTCAGCGCGTCGCGGTCGGCCTTGGCGTCTTTTTTCAGGCGCTCATGGGCCGAGGCGAGAGCGGCATGGGCCGCCGGGTCGATGGGCCTGGGTTCATCGTCGTCGCCCGCGCCGGGGTCAGCAGGCGGGTGATCGTCAGGCCCGCGCAGATAGCGGCCCATGGCGCGTTCGCGCGGCGTCATACGGCCGATGGCAGGCAGCACGGAGCCGCCGCCCATAAGGCGGTTCTTGGTGGTGTTCATGGTGGGTAGTTCCTCCCGCTCAGCGGACAGAGGGGGCGCTGCTCAGCTCACGCCCTGGTGGATGCTCCGGCTCTGCACGGAGCGATTTCGGCAACGGGGTGTTGCGGAAAGGGGAAATCGGGAGACCAGACCTGTGACGGACCTAGACGCCATCGAGTTCAATTGCGGCCCAGATCGCTATTGGGCACGCACCGAATACGACCAGAGCACTGCCCGGTGGATCGTCCGGATCTTCGACGACAACAGCGCGGTTGTGACAGGCTACGAAGCTTTCGTTGAGCACCAAGAGGTGCACGACCTCACCGGTACCGACGATGATGCAGAAGCCATTGATGCCGCCGCCCGAGGCCTGATCCGGGAATTCCTACAGGCTGGCGGCCAGCCCAGGTCCAATCCGACGGACTAGCCTAGTTATTCAGGCGACGACGACATGATCACCGCGCGCCAGACAGGTTCCGCAGACGATCTGCTTCTTGCCGCCCGCCGGTTTTCCGTTCTTCCAGACCAAGCCGAGCTTGACCTCGATCATCGCAAGGCCTGTACAGCGAGGGCAGCGGACAATTGGCGTGTCAGGAACCGACGCCTTCATGCGCTTCAGCGGGCCTTCCGGCTCCGGCGTCCCGTCGATGACCTTGAAAGGCGTGCTCACCCCAAAACTATAGGCCCTCGAACGCCGCCGCGTCACGCATCTTCAGTTCCTCCAGCGTGAGGATGCGACCCTTGCTGTCGACGAACCGATCAAGCGTCAGCTTGCCCGACCGGAATAGCTGGGCCTTTCGGACGCCCAAGACCTCGTTCTGAACCTCTACCGGCTGGCGCATCAGCCAATCCGAATAGGAGGGCGCCTCGATGGGCGGCAGTCCTTTGATGACAGGTGCCGTTGTCGATCGGCAGTTCACGTGCCGGGGCGGCCAAGGAAAGCTCTCCAGCGGATGCACCGAGTTGTGCAGCGCGCCGCAGGTGATGGTCGTCCGCGCGTCCAGCGTGGCGATGAAGCGGGCCTGATCGACGCCGAGGGCCGAGTAGGTCTCTTTCGATGCGACGGCGGCCGTATGCGTCAAGGCCGTGCGAACCATCGCCTCAGCGCCGCGCCGGCTGATCTCGAGCACCCCGTCCTTGTACTGGAGCGCACGCGTCCCTCGGATCTCGCGGACCAGTGCGGTGACCGACCGACCTTCGACAAACCCCTGCCTCAGCGTCTCCCTGACCCGCTTGGCGGCCCCCGACTCTGCTTCGTCCATCCAGCCGCGCAGGAACCGGCCTTGAAAGGGTCTGGCATTCACAGCCGCCACCACTTGGGCCGCTGTCGGTGCGTTCGTGACCGTGGCTAGGCCAACCGATCGCTGGCCGAAGTGCACCATGCGCTCAGTGAACAGCCGCTCGACGTCCGCCAGGGCCGCCACGTCCTCGTTGAGCCGACCACGCAGGACGGTCCAGCCATCGGACTGAAGCGCCCGAACCTCTTCCAGCAGGCGCTCCAGTTGAATGGGGTCTCGGCCCTCGTTGTCGGCCCGAAGGATGCGCTCGACCAGTCGCTGATCGGTGCGGTTCAGCAGGGCGATGACCCTGCGGACGGTGGCCGTCGAATACCGTGAGAGGGCTATGCGGTGCTTGACCGCCTCGTCGATCAGGCGCTCGGCGGGCGAGGCCATCAGGCGGCTTCCCGCTTAGCGCCCCGAGCCAGCATTTCGTCGGGCGCAACGGTGTCCAGCCACGCCTGATAGAGCCCTTGGAAGATGGCCTGCATCGCATAGGCCTCGAACTCGATGGAAGGCTCCTTCTCGCCCATGACCTTGCGCACCTCTTGCCAGATGTGCGCAGCCTCGTGGCAAAGCAGGCCTGCGATCTCGACGCGGGTGCGGCCCTCGGCGTTCTGCGCCTTGCCCAGCGTCACGATGATGCAGACCTTGCCGTCCTTCTGCGTGAAGGTCGTGGCGCAGCCGTCGTTGGCTGGATACGGCTCCCTGCAGCCCATCTTCCGCATTTCGCGGCTCCAGGCCTTCCGAGAAGGGCAGAAGCCGAAATAGACCGGCTGCCAGCCCCGATCACACCAGATGACAGCGGCGTCGCGCGCCCGAGCCTTCGTCATGCCGCGTCGTCCTTCACGGTCCCGAGGCCTTCGCCTTCTTCGTCCAGCGCCTCCCGGTGATCCTCAAAGCTCTTCGCCGGGTCCACGATCTCAGCACGCTGCAGGTTCTCGAACAGGTCTTCCAGCGTGATCGCACCCGACTGCCAGGCGGCCAGCAACGCCGTCAGCTCCTGTGCAGAGAGGCCGGCAGGGTTCAAATCCGTGTTGAGCCAGTACTGGATGCCTTCGCTCGACACGCCAGCCCAATCGGCCATGAAGGTCAGCGCCTTCGTCAGGCAGTCCGACAGCGCATTGGCGATGCCGGAGACGACGGAAGTTTCCCCGGCCCTCTCGATCCGCGCCGTCTCTGCCGCAATAGCCGCCCGACCGGTCTCCAGCAGCATCCGGGCGCCCATCAGGGCCGCGTCCTTCCGCTTGGCTTCCAGCGCCAGACGCAATTCCGACAGGCCGGAACCGGTGAACTCCATGAACTTGGCGTCGCCATCGGCGGACACTGCAATGCCCTCGGACGAACCCAGCTTGATCTCCTCATCATCGCCAAGGGCGAGCCCCTTGAAGATCGGCGTCGGGTTTGCCGTCCAAAGCAGTGCCCATTCCAGAGCGGCCGAGTTGTTCAGGTGCGCGACGCTGATCTCCGCGATGTCGTCCAGCGGCGGGCGGGCCGGGCTGGGCTCGCCGTCACGCGGGTTGCTGAAGAAAGCCGGGATGACGTTCAGCCGGGCGTTCTGGCGCTTGGGCTCGACCGTCTCACCGAACTGCGCCCATTGGCCCTTGATCTGACGGAAGATGCGCTGCCGGTAGAAGCCAGCCTCATCCAGATCCAGGACACGGGCCTGACCGACTTGCGTCAGCTTGAACTCGTCAGCTTCGTCCCTTTCTTCGACCTGCTCGGCGACCCGGATATGCGAGAGCTTCAGCGCCGCGCCCACCTTCTGCACGCGGGCAGCGAGGATCGCTGTGGCGTCGTAGAGCTTCAGCGTGGGCCTAACACCCTCGGCCTCGGCGTCGGCTTTGGTCGCCCCAGCCAGCGCGTCGGGATAGTCCACCAGGACCATGACGGCGCCGGTCGACAGGATGCCGTCGAAGCCCTGCTCGGCGAAGCGGTCGATGTCCTGGCCGGAGCCGGTCACGTCGCCGAGATAGGCGTCCAGAGCGTCGAGGTTCGAACGCGTCGGGGTCTTGCCGAAGACCAAGCCGCTGAAAGCCTCGGCTGTGCGGGCCGTGACCGGCAGGTA